GAACCGTTTCCACTACGAATGAAATTTGCAGTTGCATCAACACGGCTGGTGCTTAGTCCAGAGAGGGATGTAAAATTGCTTGCACCCTGATAGGTTTTTATATCAAAAACCTCAGTCGCATCCGTAATTTCTGCCATCATGGGGGCGCGCACTGCCATGAAGATATAGTTATTTGCATCAGTTATTGTAATTTGACCAGAATCAACGACAAACCCATTTTGTCTCAGTCCAAACGCATTTGCGACTCCATCATCAGCCGCCGCAGTATCCCAATGATTGGTTATATTAGTTGTACTAGTACTATCTGCAACTAATCCGCGCATTGTATCGGCGTACATCCAATTTCCGCCGGAAGGGCCATTTCGTTTTATCCAAACATATTGAGGCTCCCAGCCTAAATTAATGAGATGTGGCCCACCTGCTGCTGCCAAATTTATAGATCCGCATTTAATCATCTGATTTTCTGCGTCCTCAGACGAGTTGTCTGCCCATGCATAAACGACGTAGGAGCCTGTCGGTGTGCCACTAGCAATTGTTAGGGTTGTGCCGCTCACAGACAGATATGCATTGGTAGTCGTTTCCTTGGCGGTTGTGTTTGCTTTTATGTTATTGCCGCTCGTTAAACTTCGATGCCAAGAATACCAATCGCCTGCTGAATCTGTGCGTTTGACAGTTAACCACCCGACAGCACCAAGGCTACTTAGGTCAACTGTGGTTGAGCTTCCGTTCGAGTGCGAGACTGTCGCTGGCAGAAAGAATTTTTCGGCCTTTCTCCAACTCCACGCTACTTGAGTATCTTCAGGCTGATTGTTAACGCCCATATTTCCATCATCATCGCCGAGACTAAACCCATTGTTGTTAAAGGCTGTGACGGTTTTGGCAGAGCCAGCATTATTGACTTCCTCATCAGCAAGATTTATACGCAAAACTTTTCCAACGCCACGCGCTGAATCGACTAATACATGTTGAGATGATCCGTTTCTCTTTTTGATCCAAACAAGCCCACCTTCCGTCATGTCTAAATCTGTGACGATGTTTCTTGATGCTCCGTTTCCTGTATAAAGGTACGTCGAAAACACCTGATCGACTGTGAGTTTATCCCCACCAGCCCCACCTGATGCGGCCTCAAGTAGCTTCTTTGACGTACTCATATTCTTACCCCATCGCCTGCCCAGCCGTGAAGCCGTAATATGTTGTACCGCCGTCATATGTGACGAATACGAACACATCCACGCCGCCAGAAGTTGCCGTAATTGTAGGAGCTGTAGCCGCCGCCCAATCCACGCTTGCAGGCCAAGTAATTGTCCTAGCAGAGCTATCTTGGATGACCTTCAGCGAGAATGCAGAAACCTTGCCGCTTGCCGCTGGATTGCTAAATGTGTACGTCACGTTTTCACTCAGAGTGTGCGTAAAGTTATCGCCATCTCTCAGGTTCAAGGTTGCCGCGTTGCTGCTAGATGTTATCGCCGTGCTTTCCTCAACCTTACCGTTGTCAAATGTTACAACTCCGTTTGCATCAGCCGTCACAATCGCGCTTGCGTTTGTTGTACCCAATGCGTCAGGCAACTTTGTGGTATAAGTTGATCCAGCGCTATGAGCTGGTGACTGAATGGTCACGCCGTGAGAATTATTCTCGCAGTTCAATACTATCGCCGCTGAATTTGTATTTCCGCGCACAACAACCTTGCCCGTGCCGTTGGGCGCAAGGTCAAGATCACGGTTTGAAATGGTTACAATATCAAACTGATTTGTGTCTAAGTTTGCACCTAGTTGTGGGCTTGTGTCAGAAACTACGTCGGCAATCTTTGTGTTGATCTGCGTTTGGATTGCGCTGGTCACGCCGTCCAAATACCCAATCTCTGCATCACTGACGCCCGAAACGACCGCCTGCTTTGTGTTGATCTGCGTTTGTATTGCACTCGTTACACCGTCCAAATAGCCAATCTCTGCATCACTGACGCCAGAAACGACCGCTTGCTTTGTGTTTAGCTGCGTTTGGATTGCACTCGTTACACCGTCAACATATCCAAGCTCGGTTGCTGTCAGCGTTGCTGGTATGCCGTCAAGTGCGTTGACCTCTGTTGCGGTCGCCGTAATCCCAAGCCCTGCAAGGTCTTTTACTAGAGGAAAGCCACCCGCCGTTGAGCCATTATGAACAACGACCGTATTTTTATCTGTGTCAACCGTCACCTCGCCAGCCGCGCCCGTGAATCCGTTTGTCTGACTAGTCGTGCCGCGCCTAAATTGTACTTGCTTTGCCATTACGCAACGCTCCCATAATCATCGAGTGACGCGACCGCGCCTGTTACAAGCCCGTAGTCCTCGTTTAGAAATAAATCAGCAGCCGTTGCGGTGATAAAAACCGTGGCGTTGCCTGACAGGCTCAAAGCGTTTCCGCTGTTGCTGCTTTCGCTGACAACCCGCGTGAGCGTAGGCCCAGAGCTGTCGAATACGCCCGTGCCTATTTCCCAATTGTTGCTGCCGTCCTCGATCGTGTATCGAACTGTTGCGCCATTGCTGACCCCGCCAGCCGAAAACGTTTGATAGCCGCTCTCCGCTGCGCCAAGACTGAGCGAGCCTGACCCGGTTGTTGAGGTTACAACTTTTACTCTGTTGGCCAGTTTAACCATTTGACGCCCTTACGCTATCTGAAGCACGCCATTCGCTGCACTGAAATCAACTGTCAGACTGTCGCCATCGTTTAATGTCAGACTTGAGCCATAATCGTAAAAACCGATCAAAGGGTCAGCCGGGCTAGTGACAGTGTCATCGTAAATATAGACATATCTAAACGGGCCAGTTGAGCCGCCTGTTGATGTCAAAGTGATGTCAGCCAAAACGAGCTTATAAGTGCCGCTTGTTTGCGTTGATGATGATGTTGTTACATTGCGCGAGCTGAGATTTGTATAAGCAACCTGCGTGACGTTTGCGAGCGTTCCGTTGCCGTCCGCTGACGGGTTGGGTGACTCTGATGCGGGTGAGGTATTGGATAGAGCAATAACGACTTGATCTGATGCTAAATCCATGTTGTGAACGGCGTTGACTACAAAGTCATTCACTTTAGAAAATGTTGCCATTTTTGGAACTCCGAGTGTTTAAGCATATGCGCGCCCATTGTACCTTATGCGGCGCATAACCGCAAAAAATCACGTAGGTCGAATTGGCCAAACCGGGTTGGCTGGGTCGGTCGTAGCTGGCAAGTCGCGCAAGAGCTGCCTATAGTCACGCCAAGCCTGCTTTTGTGCATCGCTTAGAGGTGCGTCTGGTATTTGCGTCCAATCGGTTGAGCTTAGAATATTGTTTCTATTTATGCGCAGCATTTCAGCATCAAAGTCGCTCATTTTTTATACTCCTGCGCAATCAGCCCGTAGATTATTCCAACCAAGGATGAAGTATTCCCAGACCGCGCGGTGATTGTTATGCCAATCGTATTTGTTCCAGCGGATGCAGTCGTTCGCAAAACCATCGCTGACGGTAATGCAACGAAATTTTGAACAGGTGCGTTCGATATGCTTGCATTGTAAGCATTTCCTGATGGCGTATTAACGCCAACCAAATCAAAGGCATCGCCAGCCGTTGACGATGCTGTTGTATAGTTAAAAATTAGTAAAATCTCACTGCCAGCGGTGCAATTGGTTAAACTCACCGTGACCGTCTTTGCTGCATTTGCCGCCAAGCTAAAAGAAGTTAAGCCGCTTTGGGTGCTATTTGTGACCGAGCCAGCCGCAAGTTGATCAGTGCCAACTCCACCATCCTTGATGATAAGATTTCCAGAGCCGTCGCTATCGAGCGTGATATTGTCGATCTTAATCTTGTCGGCAATGATTGTGTCAGTTGTAATTCTGCCGCCGTCAATTTGGGTTGAGCTATCAGCAAGCGCTGTATTTAGCGTGGTCGTGCCGCTTGCATTTGTAAACGTGACCAAGCCGTTGAAGTTAAGAAAGTTGCGCGGCGTAGTAACTGATGACCCCGCTGAAGATGTAGCCGTGCCACTTGTGTCGATGAAGACAACATCAACGTACCAAAAATTGTCAGCCTCAACCGCTGAGACTAGCGGCCCGGTCGTTGTCCAATTGCTATAACTTCCCGTAGATACACCCGTTGACCAAGTGTAAGACAAGTTGGAAAGCAAGCCCGTTGTGCTTGGTGTAGTTGATGATTCCTTGTAATATCTAACGGTTGCATAGCGCGCGCCGGGGTTGCCGTTCGCTCCGTTTGTTGGATCAGCCCTGGTCGTTGCCGACACGCTTGCAGTGAAAGCCGATAAGTTGCCGACATTATCAGCCGACTTCAGAAAGTAATATTTCGTTGTGCTTGGGTTTAGTCCACCATGAGCGAAGGCACTGCCCGATATTGTGCCGACTAAAGAAGCGCTGCCGCTGCTATTGCTTGAGCTTGCGTATATATTAACCGCTGCAAAGTCATTCTCTGTCGGGTTTGTCCACTCAATAAAGTTTTCACGAAAGCCGCCAGTTGCAGAGATTGACGTAGGCAATGAGGGCGGTGAAGTATCAGCGGTAGCCGTGAAGGTTGTTGATGTGACAGCTCCAGTAAATCCATTGATATTAATTGCTGAAATCCTGACCGTGTAGCCTTGACCGTCTTCTAGTGGCCCGATCGTTGTGGAATTGTCTTCAGTGTAAAACGCACGATAGCCGCTGCTAATTAAGCTCGTTTTCTGCCACTGCACAAAATAATTGCGCAAAAACGCATTATCAACATCATCCCAAGACGCAGACGCATTGACAAAGTGAGTGCCATCAGGGGCGAGAAAAGTCGCCTGACTTACTGCAACATTCGTAATATCCAAGCCCGTTCTAGTGTCTGGAAATGTCGCATTGTTTCCATTTATTGCGCTTTCTTCTGCGCTCCAACTATATGCCGCTGACGATGTTTCAGCCAGATCGAGCGTGATGCGCAAATCGCCTGCGTCACTACTATTGCTGAATTTCCAGCCGACAACCTCAAATTCCTTGTATGGGCTTGACCAGCCATAGCGATCAATGTCGAGCGATATGACATCTCCGACTTGAACGTTGAGAGCGTTTAAGCTGAAATCTGCGCTGAAAGTCATTTGCTCACGGGTGCGAAATAGGGTCAACTTTGCAAGCCGCTGCGCCATTGCTGAATTGGTTGTCAGGGGTAACTGCAAGTCTAGCGTTGATTCAACGCCTGCATCATTTGAAATGAAAGTTGTTGATCTTTGCTCTGGATAATCTGCGCTGATATAGCCCTGATCTTTGTTGATGAAAGTGCCGTTGACGATGTTGAAATTATCCCGGCGACTTCGTTTAGTTTGCAGCGTTATGTCGCTTCTCAAGTCATCAAGCGTGAACGTCTTGACTGATGACGAATAAACACCAGCTTTGAGCTGCCACTTGCCTTGACCCCAGAACAATGTGCCAGCGCAAGCTGACATCATATCCGCTAGAATGTTTGATGGCGTTTGATCTAGCCGCAAGACGCCGTTTATCTCATACCGTTTTTGCGTGCCGCCGCCGTCTAGTGTTACGTTTTCATCGCAAGCGTTTGCCGCTGCATCAAACATTGTGTTATTGATCGCGCCGTCGTTGTCTAAGCCATAGTACTGGTTAGTTAAGTAGTCACGAACGCACAAAGCGGCGTTTGCAGAATATGCCGTTGTCGTGTTGCGATTGTCATAGACTTTCTTTCCTTTCACAACTGCCGTGAATAATGGGATACCGTCCGCGAATACATCTTTATGATATTGCATTCTGACGTAAATATAAGCAATCCCTTGACCCTTGAAGTCAGAGGTCACTGATGTTTCACTCACTAAGTCAGTGTCAGCCGTTTGGGTATCTGCGCCAAGGTGCTTTTTTATCCTGATTTTGCTGTTTGCGCCATCTTGCCATTTGTCGGTCGTGACAAAGCCACTTGGCCCATCAACTGCAACGATTTCGTCATTTATGTAAATATCGCCAATTTCTTCAACCTCATGCCCGGCGAGCGAAATTATCTGATGCAGGTATTCATTCTTTGAACCAGTGCTTTCGATAAATGTGACAGTGCCGCCCTTGCGAATTTGACCGTAAATCAGATCGTGGGGCGCAAGCGCAGAGCGAGCGTTTGTTAGCAAGCCTTG